AAGTAGTGCTTTTTTTCAAATTGTGCAAGCAGGTAAAAATGATATGGAATATTTAGCTGGTATTTATTCTACTGCACAAGGTGATGGAACACAAGCTAATGACACATACAGAGGAATGTTAGCATTAGATGAATATGGAACTCGTCGTGTAAAACAATGGTTAAAAAGCAGTATTGAACCAGCATTAAAACAATTAGGTGAAGTTGTAAAACAATATTCACAGTCAGTGTATCAAACACACAAAGTATTTAGAATTGTACAGCCAAATTCATTACAGCAAGATAAAGAAGTAGAAATAAACGTTCCTATATTTAATGATATGGGTGATGCTATTGGAAAATGGAATGATTATGGTTCAGCTAAATTTGACGTAAGAATTGTAGCTGGTAGTACTTTGCCTGTTAATAGATGGGCATATTTAGCAGAATTAAAAGAATTAATGAAATTGGGAGTTGTTGATGACTTAGCTGTTCTTGCAGAAACTGACATTAAAGACAAGACTGCAATTGCAAAACGTAAAAGTTTATATCAACAGCTTCAACAATCTGTTCAACAAATGCAAGAGCAAATCAAGGATAAGGATGGTACAATTGAAACACTCGAAAGACAACTGGTTCAAGCAGGTATCCGTGATAAAATAAGAACAGTAGAAACAGAGCTTCGCAAAGGTGCAACAAAAGCTCAAGGTCGTATGACTTTGACTGCTGATAAAGCTGAAGCAGAAGCTAAAATTAACAAAGCTCTAAATGAGCAAAAACAATCAAGGAGTAAAAATGGCAAAACAGAGTAACGCTGGCAACTCTCCTATTGACGCTGAACTTAATCCTAATGTTGATTTAACATTGGATGATGCAGGCGTTGGTAATGACTCTAGCGACCTTTTTGACGATTTAGACCGTGAGGTGAACGGTTTAATACTTGACGATGCAGATAATGATAGAGCAGAGTTTACAAGTGAACAGGAAACTCAGGATGTACCTGACCCTGCACCTGTAGATGCAAGCGATCACCAGCACGATTATGAAAAGAGATACAAAGACTCATCTCGTGAAGCTAGAAAGTTAAAAGATGAACTTGATAGTCTTAAACAGTATGCTCCCATAATCGAGCGCCTCAAAGAAGACACGGGAATGGTAAATGTAATCAAAAACTACGTTGAGAATGGTGAACAACCACAAAACGTAAAAGAGGCACTTCAACTTCCTGAAGATTTCGTATTCGACTTAGATGAAGCGATGGCAAATCCTAGCTCTTTAAGCGGTAAAGCTTTAGAGCATACGATTTCAAGCGTTGTCGATAACCGTGTCAATACACAACTTGCTAAAGAACGTGAAATACAATCACAAGAAACCGAAAAGCAACGACAAGCTCGTGAGGCTGATGAATTTAAAAAACAATACAATATTTCTAATGATGAATATGAAGACATGATGGATTGGGCAAATAATCATAAAACCTCTTTAGAAGATATTTATTATTTAAAAAATCGTGACTCTAGAGACCAAAAAGTTGCTAAAGGTGTTAAGGAAGATGTGTTGAAACAAATGAAATCTGTAAGAAGTATACCAAGTAGTGTTGCTAATAAAAACACAGAAAAAGTAGAAACTAACCCTAATGATAGATTATTCGATGCATTAGCTAGTGTGGATGCTGGACTGGAAGGTTTATTTAAGTAACATCTTGTAAGTGTCTCATTAATAGAAAGATGAGGCTAAAATGGCTGACAACCCTTTGAAACTGAGTAGTTTTGCTCAGTCGCAAGTTGAAAGTAGTTTTAATACTGGTGATCTGCGTAGACGGTTTGATTTCTCGGACAGAGTTTCCGAGCTATCTGTAGACCAAACTCCTTTTTTCCGAGTATTAAGTAAGATTGGTAAAAAATCTACTACTGACCCTGAGTTTAAGACTCTAGAACAACGTCATATGTGGCACAAGCGTTATGCTTATTGTACTGCTATTGACAATGACGGAACTGCATTTGGTAGTGATAATGATTCTGATTACAATAAAGTAGAATTTGAATCTGATGAATTACAACTAGATGATGTGTTTCTTGCTAAATTTGAAACAGATTATCTATCTGCTGGTAACGTACAAAACGTACTTGGTCAAACAGGTACTGCTGTAGGTGCTGCTGGTACCAAACCAATATTTTTCTTAGCAAATCAAATTGTAAAAATTCCTATAAGAGTTTTTGCTAGTAATCCTGCTGCTGGAGCTGACAACACAGTTCCTTCTGGATATAAAAAGGATTACTTGATGGTTAAGATTGTTGAAATTGGTGTACCTGCAAGTAGCCCTGATGCACAAGCAATTTATGCAAAGTGTAAAGTTATTAGACCAATTGCTACAGGTTCAGATACACACTGGACACTTCCAGGCGCACAGTATAATCATGGTGGAACAAACTTTGATGTTATGGTTACAACTGGTTATACGGAAGCTGACAAATGTTATGTCGTTGGTTCAGCACATGCTGAAGGTTCAAGTTTTCCAGATACCTACAAAG